GAACACCATCAAGCCATGCAACGATAAGCGCCCACTCGAATGGCTCGAATACAACGCTAGTCCATACAGGCTGGTCTTCAGGCTTAACACCACCAAGTGCTACAGGCTGGAATCCTGTACCAGCAGTTTCTACTAATTGACGATACGTTTCAGCACCTTCAATATCAATGCGGTTTACCAATGAACCTACATTTCCAACAATCTCATATCGGTCACGGATATCGCTTGCTAGAATTTCAGGAACAAATAGTGGATCGCCACTTGTACCATTGATAACCTTAACACCTTGCATTTCTTTATCAAGTTCTGCAACAGCTTTTTCGTTTCCTTCATACTGTGCAGCAAATGATTTAACAATCAGTTTACGAGCGTCTCGCTTTGAGATACTCTTTACAGCTTCAGATGGTTGAGAAGGCACAGCCTTTTCTTTCACCTGTTCTGCGGCAATGTCTTTATTGCTCATAGTTTTAGTTTCCTTTACTTTATTATCTTTTTTCTCGATAGCTTTAGTTTCTTCTTCTGCTTCTTCCTGTGTTTCAGTTTCCTCTTCTGATTGCTCAGTTTCAGCAACTTCTTCAGCAGGTTGTTCAACAGTAGTTTCTACTTCAGCTTCTACTTCCACCTTAACTTCTTCCTTTTCAGGTTCGTTAGTTTCGGCTTCTTGCGCTTCAACTTCAGCTAGCTCTTTTTGCTTCGCCTCAATCTCGGCTTTGAGTTTGTCAGCATCTGACATAGAACTCTCCTTTATGCTCTTGACCTCCAACAATCTAGCATCGGGGTTTGAGCCTTTAGCTACAGCGGATAACTCAATAAGTTCAATGTTGTACCAAGTATTGTCTGCGAATGTTGCATCCATCAGACTAAACCCAATACTAAATGAATTACCAAGATGTCCTTCTTTAGCTAAGGTGTACACCCGTTCGCCATTGTCTACACTAGATAGACTTGCGACTGCTTCGGTCTTGCCCTCATCATTTATGATGATGCTTTCTAATGAGCCAGCTTGCTTCTCAATATCCCACCAGTGGTCTACGAGTAGCGGTATATCTGGCACATCTGAGGAGTCCATATCTTTAAGATATTTCCAACCACCTGTTTTAAGAGGCACTCGAATAGTATCTGAGTCAATATGTTCCTTGTCCCTATCAAGTGTCGGAGAGGTTGCGATTACTCGTATCTTTCTTTCACCTTCAAGGGGTAAAGCCTTCATCTTAAACTTTGATGACTGAGCCAAGTCTTTTTTCTTGCTCATGGGCTTATTACCTTTATATTGTTAATGTTACTTTTAGAAGCGGCTCTCACACGCTTTTCAAACAAGCTTTTGTGCTGTTTGCTTCTATGTTTATTATATCAAACTGGATTTTGCTTTGTCTCTTGAGGAAATGTGTATCGTAACTGTTCTTCTGTAGCATCGCTAAATACAACCTTAATATTGTTCCATTTCTTACATTTTCTATCTGTGCATCGGTAACGAGTGATAGTCGTTTTAACTGGCTGTAGTGGTATAAATCTACCACAGTACTTGCACCGTAGCTCTAGTTCTGTCATTGTACTACCTTATAATCTAATGAGCAGCGACAGTTAGGATGTGTGTTAGCAATTTCCATAGATACAAAGTCATTTACCATAATAGAGCCATCAGTACCAATAATAGTGCCACCAACAGGGACAAATGATTCTCTTAGCCCTACTTCAGTACCATCTAAAGCTGCACAGTAGGGGCAAGGATCACTAGCATTTACTTGCCATATCTTCTTAATCTCTGCTCCAGTTTCAGCTTGTATTTGCTCCATGCTAAGAAGTGAAGCATTACCACCAGCTCTGACGGTTTCAGTTCTAGCTAATCTTACCGCACGATAGTCGTCTAGTTTTACAATGTCTTTTAGGTTAGAGCGGATTTGTTGAGCAGATAGGCTTTCTAGTTCTGCACGTTCTAACACTGCCTTAATTGCTTTAGCAGTATCATCTGAATAACTCCTCGCAACATTATTTAAATAGCTATTATATCGCTTTATTTGTTCTGCTGTTAAATTAAACGGAGTAACATTTGAAGTAACTATCCCGCTTTGCTGCAATAGTGCGACTTGTGCAACTTGTTCTGTTTGTCCTTGTGCTAGTAAAACTAAAGTAATAACTTGCAGTGCTTCATCAACAAATGCTTTTACTTCTTCTTCCGTCGGGTCTCCAACAGCCTTAACATTGCTTATAGCACGCTCTACTTGGCTCTCCATGAAACGCTTGCTTATTTGGTAGAGCTGTTGCTGGGTGATTGCTTCTTGCTCAGGAGTGAGCTGTTTGACTTTTGGGTTTTTGCTTTTCGCTGCCCCCTTTGCAGTATCACCTTCAGTAGGTTGAGTTGGTGAATCTTCTACTTCATCACCAGTATCAACGTCTAAATCTTCTCTTGCTTTTGGTGGTGTATAACTACCAACTAGTGCTTCAAATGAATCAGGTGCTTGTATCGCTTTGATAGTACTTCCTATATCAAATCCTGCTTCTGCTGCTGCTGAGATTGTGTTCATGTATATTTGTTGCTTTTCAGCCTGTATCTTTTCATCTTCTGTAACACTAGGGATTTCAAGGTTATATGTAATTGAATATCCCATACCACCAGTGATGCGGTTAAGTTCATGGGTAAAGCGTGTCCATATCTTTAAAGTAATAGGGTCAACAACATTCTGCACAAAGTTTCTATCGTCTTGTTGTGCGGTAGCAAAGTTATTATTCTCACCAACACCACGGATAGAGGCTGGTACGCCAAACGCAGAGTCAATCTTTTGATTAACTTGGTCAAATATACTCTTTAAGTCAAGGTTCTTATTATCAACGTTAAACGGTATCCATTCAATCTGTGCTTCTGCTGGCTTGCCTGTAGTCTGGTTTACTGGTCGATGGGTATAGGTTACGTTATTGTTTTTACCTGCCCCTCTGTGCCTAGCCTGCATCATCTCTACAATGTCTTTGTATTCTTTTGTAGTTGCAGCCGTAATAATAAACTGTCCGCTTGGAATAGCACCGTTCTTGAAGAAGCCTGACTGGTAATCGGCAATGTAGTCATCAATCTTAGACCATCTTTTCGCTGCTTCAGTCGCAGAATAGCCACGAGCAAGATTGTATGGGAACATGCCCTTTAGCGTGATAACTTCTTTGTCGCTATATGTAGATCCGTTAGCTGTATAGGTTGTAACACCGTTTATAGTCGTTTCAACTGCATTTTCTAAGAATGTATAGCCAGCGATGTTGTCTGCTGTTATATCGCCGCCTGGTTTTGCTATACCATCTTCTAACCTCCACACCAATATGTGAGTTCTGGGGTGGACAAGATACATAACACCTAGAGCTTCTCTAAAGTCTACAGAAGACATCTGTTGGTTAGGATGATAGAGCTTTATAACTGCTTCAGCATCTTCTACTGGGTTCTTATTTTTATCAATAGCATATGGTGCGATTGTCATGAACCTGTTAACTATCTTAGTGATTGATGGGTAGGCATTTTCATAATCATTACCTTTGTACCAATCATAAGTAGACGTGCCACCAGTTACCCTATGCCATGCTCTCTCATTCCCAATAGCTGGGAACTCGTTTGTACTTTTTGTTATTGCGCTGGCTAGAAAGCCCATTTATTTGTTTCCTTTATAAATTACAAGTGTTAATATCACGGACTGAATAATAATTGTCGTTGCTATAAATGCTTTAATTCCAAAATATAAATAGCTTACAAATGGTAAGCCAACGAAGAGTAAAGCCCCAAGCCAAATCTCAATGTAATTGTCTTTTATTTTACTAAAAAATTGTTTCATTAAATACTACCCTTCTACTACATATATAATACCATATTAGAGTTAATAGACTCCGCCATACTCTAGTCTAGGTGGTGGGAGTGAATAACATATAATACAAGCATCAGCCAAGTCGGGGCTTCTAAAGCCTCTCTTTTTATAGTCATCTTTACTTTCAACCTTACGCTTACCTTTATTATCCTGCGCCCATTGCCTAGTCGTTAGCTCCATCAAAAGATCAGAATCGAACGGCAACTGCACCTGTGTCATAATGCTTGAAAAATGAAACCAAGCTTCACTTATCCAATTAGGGTACTTATCTTTATCGCTAGGTGTACCGCCAAAGTTAATAGCAATTATGTTTCTATAGCCTCGCTTCATCATCTCATCAGTCACCCCACCGCCTACACCAGTCTCATCAACTCTTATTTCAATATCTTTATTAAATCCAACAAACTGCTCTAGCATATCGCATGTTTCAGGTGTTCTTAGCTTAGAATATACTTTGTGGCTAGTAGTCTTTAGTCCTTTTCTTTTTGAGAAGACAATTCTATCCATACCCATTCTAGCAATGTCAGCACCGACTATCTCTTGACCATCACCTTCTATTTCTCGCTTCATAGCTTCCAAGACACTACTGCGGTTAATAATAGCCTTTTCTGCTTGGCTTACGGGTTCTCCTAACCACTTATGTGCGAATAACTCAGGATATTGTTTATCGTCCTCCATTTCTAATTTAAGAACATCAGGCATCCAACCATTCTTTATAGCTACGTCATAATTTATGTGCGCTACATATGTCTTAGGTGGACTTTTCATTACATACCTCACATAGACAGGGTCTAGTTCGGTAAATCTATTGAATGTGAAAATTATTTGGCTACCTTCTTTACGGATTGTTGGAGTTAGAACATCTAATGATTGCTCTGTGATACTCTGG